CAGTGTGAAGTAGAGGGGTCTTACGAGCATAAAGATTGCATAGCGTTAAACCCTGACGAGCTACATACATTAATAGAAGAATTAATAGTTATGTCCGACATGATAACTAAAGGTACAGTACATTGAGCTACTATATAATTTTATTTGAAGGTACGAAGTACGTAGATGGTAAGTACAGGGATAAAGAAATAGCTGAAGGGGTTATGGAGCATTTTGCGAATGAAAAATTCCCTAATTTACAGTTTAAACTAGAGAAAGCACCGAAAAGTTTTACAGTAACTGATGATATATTTTGGTCTAGACACCATGACGTTATAGTTAAACTTGACCGCCTCCTAGGTTCTTCGCGGATATTACATTGAGTATTGCACCGTGGTCGTTCTCAAAAATCAAATCATTTGAGCAGTGCCCTAAGAAGTTTAACCACCTTAAAATAGTTAAGGACTACAAGGAACCTGAGACAGATGCAATGTACTACGGTACAGCGTTTCACTTAGCGGCAGAGGAATACGTTAGGGATAATACTCCACTACCCGAGAAGTTTATGTATGGTAAGGCAGTGCTAGACTCTCTCATAGATAAGAAGGGGGAGAAGATATGTGAGATGAAGATGGGCCTTACTGAGAACCTAGAACCCTGCGACTTTTTCTCTCATAAGGTATGGTGGAGAGGCATAGCAGATTTAGTCATCCTTGATAGGGAATCTAAGGTAGCATGGGTTATAGATTATAAGACAAGTAAGAACGCTAGGTATGCAGATAGGGGTCAGTTAGAACTTATGGCTCTAGCACTATTTAAGTATTACCCCAGTATAGAAACGGTACGTGGTGGATTATTGTTTGTTGTATGTAACGAGTTAGTGAAAGAACAGTATGACTATACAGTAGCACCGAGCCTGTGGGCTAAGTGGCTTGCCGATTACAATCGTATGGAGCAAGCCTACATAAAAGATGTGTGGAATGCTAATCAAAGTGGACTATGCAAACGTCACTGCGTAGTAACAGAATGTGTTTACAATGGGAGAAACTAATGCCATATAAAAATAAAGCAGACCGAAAGAAACAAACTAATCCCCCTGTCGGTAGCGCGGCACATGAAGCCCGAATGGAACGACAACGCGCTAGACGAGCTATGGACAGAAACAGTGTAGATGCTAACAAAGATGGTAGGGCTGACAAGCGAGAAGGTAAAGACGTTAGCCATAACAAAGCATTGAGCAAGGGTGGTAGTAATAAGGATGGCGTGCGTGTGGAGAGTAAATCCGCTAACCGTAGTAGGAACTACAAAAAGAAAAAATGATAGTGTATGAGACGTTGCCTAGATGCGTCATAAAATAAAGTACGTTGCCCTCCGAGGCGATCCCCCTTTAACGTATAAAATTTAGGAAGTCCAAAATATATAACAAGGCAGACTTGGCCCTATCTGTGGACGAAGCAGGGCTTATTTTAAATGCGCTAATGCGCTAATTATGAGCATTATTGTAAACTTTTTACACTTTTATGTAGATACCAACCACGTAACAAGTTAACAGGACAATGAAAACATGCAGATAGTAGACAACAGAGCGTTATTGTTACGCCTTCGCAACCCTAGTCAAGTGACTACGGTAATACCAAAGAGTAAAGAATTAGTAGATAACCAAGTGTTAGTTAACTGGGGTATAGAAGAGGCTCATGTACTCCGTAACCTAAACATAAAAGCACCTTCTCCTATAGAAGGTAAGTATGAATGGACGGGACAGTACTCGCCATTCGACCACCAGAAAACTACTTCTGCCTTTCTAACACTTAACCGTAAGTCGTTTTGCTTTAATGAGCAAGGTACAGGTAAGACTGCCTCTGCTATATGGGCATCTGATTACCTACTAAACATGGGTAGTATTAACCGCGTACTAGTTATCTGCCCACTATCTATCATGGATTCCGCATGGCGTGATGATTTGTTTAAGTTCGCTATGCACAGAACAGTTGATGTAGCCTATGGTGCGGCAGAGAAACGTAGGAAAATTATTAACAACGGTGCTGACTACGTAGTAATAAACTACGATGGGTTAGCTATCGTCGAAGACACAATCGCTAATGGGGGTTTTGATTTGATAATTGTAGATGAAGCTACTCATTATAAGAATCCCCAGACTGCTAGATGGAAGACTCTAAACAGGTTATTAAAACCTAATACTTGGTTATGGATGATGACAGGTACCCCTGCGGCACAAAGCCCTTTGGATGCGTATGGTTTAGCCAAGTTGATAAACCCTAACAGCGTACCTAAGTTCTTTGGTTCTTTCCGAGATCAAGTCATGCGTAAGGTAACTAACTTTAAGTGGGTAGCACAAGAAACCGCTACAGAGACAGTATATAACGCGTTACAACCTGCCATACGATTCACAAAAGAAGAATGCCTTGACCTACCACCGATGGTATACGTTAAACGTGAGGTTGAGTTAACACGTCAGCAGAAGAAGTATTACAAAGAGTTAAAAGACAGGATGGTAATGCAAGCATCAGGTGAACAGATAACCGCTGTTAATGCGGCAGTGAGCATGAACAAACTACTACAGATATCCGCAGGGGCAGTCTACACAGACGATGGAGGGGCATTAGAGTTTGACATAAAACACAGATACAAAGTATTAAGAGAAGTTATAGATGAGTCTAGTAAGAAAGTATTAGTGTTCGTACCCTTTAAGCACGTTATAGACATACTTACTAACAAGTTACGTGAGGATAAGATATCTACAGAAATAATTCGTGGGGATGTAAGTGCCCCCAACCGAACTAAAATATTTAAACAGTTTCAAGAGCAGGATGATCCAAGGGTGTTAGTGATACAACCTCAAGCAGCGGCACATGGTGTTACGTTAACAGCCGCAAACACTGTAGTGTGGTGGGGGCCAACAAGTTCACTAGAAACTTACCTACAAGCTAACGCTCGTGTACACAGGTCAGGACAAGACCACAAGTGTACCGTTGTTCAGCTACAAGGATCAAGCGTAGAGAAACGTGTTTACACACTATTAGATAGTAGAATAGACGTACACACAAAAATGATTGATCTTTACAAAGAAATACTTGACTAGTGTACAAATACTCACTAAAGTGTACATCTCGTCAACGATTGGAGGAAGTATGAGTAATAATGTAACCCCTGAGAAACTTACCGAGACTTACCTAAAGATCAAGGTAAAGAGAGCGGAACTGTCAGCGGAGTTCAAAGAGAAGGACTCTAAACTTTCAGGTAATCTTGAGAGGATAAAAGAAGCACTGCTCAAGTACTGTGAGGATCAAGGTGTAGAAAGTGTTAAGACATCGGCAGGGCTATTTTACAGATCAGTTAAGACTAGGTACTGGACTAGCGATTGGGAGTCTATGTATAAATTTGTTATGGAGAACGAGGTACCAGAGTTCTTTGATAAACGTCTTAACCAAGGTAATGTTCGGCAGTTTCTAGAAGAAAACCCTGACCTTGTACCAAAAGGTCTTAATGTAGATTCAGAATACGCAGTAGCGGTAAGGAAAAAATAATGAAAGAGAAAGAATCATTTGTACCCATAGAAGACATAGCTGACCACTTCGCGGTATCAGTATCGACTATACGTGCATGGGTGCGTAGAAAACACATAACCCCCGATGCTTATATTAAAGTGGGTAGTACTTACAGGTTTAGGATTTCGGATGTGACTAATTCGTTACTGTCTAATGGCGCTATGGTTGGTCACGATGATGTTAGTGAATCCACCGTACTGCGAGGAGCACAAAAACACGCTGAAGATAGCGTAGCAAGTTATATGGAGAGAAAGGAAGCCGCTACTCCAACTGAAGTAGAAGAGTTATTTGACGAGGATATGTGATGTGCGTCGAATTAGTTTGTATGGTAGGAAGTTTTCTATTGTGGTTGGGAAAGAAACAGCTATTATAGAAGAAGACTTTAAGGACATCGTAGTTGTTAATGCGGCACCTGTATCACGATCATATTTTGAGAATGCTTATGACCCTAACAGGTCAGTAGCACCAACATGTTGGTCAGCAGATACGCAAAGACCTTCCGTAGATGTACTTGAAGAGAACAAGCAAGCCGCCCGTTGTATGGATTGCCCACAGAATATACGTGGGTCAGGGAGTAATCATGGACGTGCTTGTAGGTTTGCCCAACGTCTAGCTGTCGTGTTTGATGGACAATTAGACGAGGTATACCAACTACAGTTACCTGCTACATCTATATACGGTAGGGGTAAAGGTGGACACATGCCGATGCAAGACTATGTTAAATTTTTGTCTAGCAGAGGTTCTGTAGCAACTCGCATTATTACGCGAGTATATTTTGACGAACAAAGTCCGATCCCTAAACTTTATTTTAAACCGATACGGTCATTGAATGAAGGCGAGGCAGACAAGGTTTCAGAGTTAAAGAATCACCCCGATACGTTACATGCTATAAGTATAGATGTATCTGCGGAACCTAAGTCTCCTTTCTCGGCAGTAGAAGGTTTTGAATTAAACGCAACCAGTAAAGGAAATTAGTATGAGTTATATTATTGAAAATGTAGAAATACTTTATCCACGTATTAACCAACCTTATAGATACGATGCTTCAGCAGGTGAAAACGGTAAGAGTGTACCCTGTGACGCGTTTGAGGATGGCGCTAAGTACGAGACAAAGTTTCGTATGGATAAAGATAAAGCCAAGGCTCTGTATGGACAAATGGCCGAGGCTTATAGTAAAGCTAAAGAAAAAAGTTGGCCTGAGAAGATTGACTTTCCCTTTGATAAGCAAGATGACGGTTCGTTTATAGGTAAGGCTGTACTCAAAGCGGCATATGGTAAGGAGGCTACTAATCCCCCAAAGCAGTTTGATGCTAAGAGTAAGGAGTTACCAGATGACTTTAGACTTACTACGGGCAGTACGGCTAATGTCGCTGTTACTTTCTACCCGTATAACATGCGCGAGGCAGGTGTATCTGTACGCTTACGTGCTGTACAAGTTATCAAGTACTTACCTATGGAAGCCGCTTCACCATTTAGTGTGGTAGCCGATGGGTTTGAGTTAGATAGTGACAACCCTTTTGAAACTGTTTCTACCGTGGCTGAAGCACCTAAAGCTGTAGTATCTGATGACTTGTTTGGAGACGATACCGCAGAAGAAGCTCCGGTGGAACAACCTAAGAAAACCGCTAAGAAGAAGTCCGTGGCACCAAAAGAAGA